CAGAAGAAGCATCATGGCGCTACTGCTCCTGAAGTGCAATATATTTACGATACCCTGGAAAAGATGTACAAGAGCGGAAAAACGTATGATATTTCCAGGTTTAAAAGCAGCATCTACACATTTTGTATGGGCAGCCATCATCAAAGGCAGAGATGCGAGAAACTATACGAGCAAATGCACTTCAAATCAAAAGACCTGGAAGAGGTCGAAGCAGCAAATCCAATAACGGACGATTACGCACGCGCACCAATTGTTATATTTGACTGCGAAGTTGCACCGAATCTTTTTCTCGTTTGCTATAAGTTTTATGGGGACGATAATCGAGTAATAAGCCTCATCAATCCAACGCCAGAGGAAATCGAAAAACTTACGCATTACAGATTGATCGGTTTCAACTGCCGTAGATACGACAACCACATGCTCTATGCCAGACTTCTTGGATATTCTACTGAGCAAATCTACGACTTGTCTCAGGGCATCATCGTAAAAGGTAGAAGAGATTTATTCTTTCCAGAAGCCTACAATCTTTCTTATACAGACGTGTATGATTTTTCCAGTAAAAAGCAGTCTCTTAAGAAATTCGAAATAGAGTACGGCATTCACCATCAGGAGTTGGGGCTTCCTTGGGACCAGCCGATACCTGAAGACAAATGGGATATGGTTGTCGAATACTGTAAGAACGATGTCATTGCCACAGAGGCCGTGTTTAATCATAAGGACAGGCAAGCGGATTTCAAAGCAAGACTTGCGCTTGCGAATCTTGCAGGGCTAACGCCTAATGATACGACAAATACTCTTACAGCAAGAATTATATTTGGAGACAACAAAAAACCGCAGTCGCAATTCAACTACAGAAACTTAGGAGACGTGTCACAGATCGCAAAACGGATTAGCGATAATGGACTCGATCCAGAATTTACATGCTTTGACTCTGAAGGCCGGCCTATCTTTCCTGGATATTTGAATGATCATGGGAAATCGACTTACAGAGGAGAAGAAGTTGGAGAAGGTGGGTATGTCTATTCTGAACAAGCAATCTATACACATGTGGCTCTGCTGGACATAACATCAATGCATCCAACATCAATGGATAGAGAGCGGTTGTTTGGTGTCTTTACTGAGAGACTGCATGATATTATTCAGGCACGAATTGCTATCAAACATAAGGATTACGAAAAGGCCAGGACCCTTCTTGATGGAAAACTTGCCCCGTTCCTCGACGATGAGGAGCAGGCAAAGGAACTGGCTCAGGCTCTGAAGATAGCGATCAACTCTGTATATGGACTCACAGCAGCATCATTCGAGAATCCATTTAAGGATCCTAGAAATATCGACAATATCGTTGCCAAGAGAGGCGCATTGTTCATGGTCAACTTAAAGCACGAAGTACAAAATAGAGGGTTCACCGTAGCGCACATTAAAACGGATTCAATCAAGATTCCGAATGCTACACCGGAAATCATTCAGTTCGTAATGGACTACGGAAAACTCTACGGATACAACTTCGAGCTTGAAGATATTTACGAAAAGATGTGCCTGGTTAACGATGCTGTCTACATTGCTAAGTACGAGAAGCCTCATGTCGACAAAGAGACAGGAAAAGAGATCTGGTGGACGGCTACCGGAAAGCAATTTCAGGTTCCATTTATATTTAAAACACTATTCAGTAAAGAGCCACTCGACTTTTATGACCTGTGCGAAACTAATTCTGTCCAGACGGCCATCTATTTGGATTTTAACGAGAATATGCCGGAAGGCAATCACAATTATATTTTCGTCGGAAAGATCGGACAGTTCGCACCCGTTAAAAAAGGTACCGGCGGTGGAGTCCTCTTAAGAGAAGGCAAAGACAAAGAAGGAAATGTCAAATATTCTGCGGTATCTGGGTCAAAAGGATACAGATGGAAAGAAGCCGAAACCATCAAGGCACTCGGATTAGAGGACGACATTGATATTTCCTACTACAAAAAACTCGCTGACGAAGCTATCAAAAGTATCTCTGAATACGGAGATTACGAGTGGTTCGTAAGCTAACAGAAAGGAATTATATTTATGGAATACAATTTTTTCATCAACAAAAAAGATGGTCTTGAGTATGTAAATCTCGAAAACGCACACGTTATCTGGCCCAATTTCGAAGGCCGTCCTGATAAGTGGAATCAGAAAGGCGGAGTAAGGAAGTTCACCATTCGCATCGATGATGAAGAGGCAGCAGAAGAAATTCGCAGCCATGGCTGGAACGTAAGAAGAAGAGAGGAAAACCCCGGCGAACCCTATTACACTTGGGACATTTTCGTTCGTTATGATATTTATCCTCCGGTTATCACAGTCCATCATCCCAATGGAAACAAGGCAGTGCTCAAAGAAGAAAAACTCAAATATCTCGATCAGGCCGACATCGAATCGTGGGATATGACGATTCGCCCATATAACTGGGAAAACACTTCCGGCAAAGGTGTAAAGGCGTTTGTCTATCTTCTCCATGCGAATCTTGCCGAGGATCCGTGGGCCGAGAAATACGGTTCTCCTGAAAACTTCGAGTATCCCACTGAAGATGATGAGGAACTAATGGATATTCCGTTCTAATTCGCAAAATATGCAACTTCTATTATGACTAAAAGGATGAAGAGTCTGTGAATTACACAGGCTCTTTGTCTTTTATATTTTGCAAAGGGAGGTTGATACCGATGGACAATGTACTGGTCGTTAGGACCTATACGTACCTTAGAAAGGACGAACGAGAAAAACTTAGAGCCAATCTTCAAGAGCAATTTCTCACCGGAAACGTAGTAATTCTTCCCCCATATACGGAAGCGATGATCGTTCCAAAAGATGTGGAGATTGAAGTACAAAATCTCGAAGGAGGAGACAACCACTTTATCGAAGGAGAGTATTATCGTGGTAAAGCGAGTAAAAGATATTTTAAGAATAAGAATACTAATAGCTAGAATGTATCTTAATTACGGTCTCCTTTTGGTTTTCAGGAAGATCTACCAGATTAAGAGAAGAAAATGCTATAACATTTTTGACGCAATTGTCGAGATCCGACCTGAACTAAGAAATAAGATCACAAATAAGTTCTATTAAGGAGGTTGATATTTTGCCGGAAAATGTCTATTTGGAGGTAAGATTCGATGTCTGGTGTGACAAATGCAAAAACGGGCCAAAAGACGAAACCGAAGAGCCTTGCAGTTCGTGTCTCTACGAGCCAGTCAACGTCGGATCGGAACGACCGGTACATTACGATCCCGCTAAATGATATTTTAAGAGATTACCAAATTGAGGCATTAGAAAGACTCGAAAATGGCTCTATTCTATGCGGCGGCGTTGGATCCGGAAAATCAAGAACTTCTCTTGCTTACTATATGATGAAGCACGCCGATAAGGACTTGTACATCATTACGACAGCAAGGAAGCGGGACACTTTTGAATGGGAAGAAGAATTCCGACCGTTTTATATTTCTAAGGATGATCCAAAAAGAAAAGTCGTTGTCGATTCATGGAACAATATACAGAAATACGACAGTATCCAAGATGCATTCTTTATATTTGATGAGCAGAGAGTTGTTGGAAAAGGCCCTTGGGTGAAGGCATTTCTAAAGATCTCCAAATCTAATAATTGGATACTATTATCTGCTACTCCCGGTGACACTTGGATAGATTATATTCCTGTGTTCATTGCCAACGGCTTTTACAAAAACCGGACGGAATTCATCACCAATCACGTCATTTATTCTCCATTTACAAAATTTAAAAAAATAGATGGATATTTGGGAACGGGAAGGCTGATCAGACTAAGGAATAAAATCCTGGTAAACATGGACTTCGATAGAAACACTGTTCCTCATCATGAAAAAGTAATTGCCGATTATGACTATTATGCTTACAGATTGATATTTAAGGATCGATGGAATAGTTTTACAAATGAGCCTATAAAGACCGCTTCTGAATTATGCTATGCATTACGCAGAGTAGTAAATTCTGACGAGTCTCGTCTTAAAATTGTTTCTGAGATCCTGCAAGTTCATAAAAAGGTAATTATATTTTACAACTTCGATTACGAACTCGAACTATTAAAAAACTTGCTGCAAAATTTACAAATTGAATTTTCCGAATGGAACGGTCACAAGCATCAAGATCTTCCTAACGGAAAAGAATGGGCGTACCTTGTTCAATACACTGCCGGCTGCGAAGGATGGAACTGCATCACCACGGACACTATTATATTTTACTCACAGAATTACTCGTACAAGGTCATGAAACAAGCGTCTGGACGCATTGACAGAATGAACACACCTTTTACAGATCTGTACTACTATCACATAAGGTCCAAATCGACAATAGATGCAGCAATTTCAAAGGCAGTGCGAAACAAGAAGAAATTCAACGAACAAGGATTCTATGAAGGGAGAACCAACTAATGAAAACCATGCCTATCTATTTCAGCGATTTGAACGAAGCCGCTCAGAAAAAGATTCTCGAAGTGGCCGGAGTCGAAAGCCCCAAAGACATGAATTGGGACATTGATATTCTTCCGCTTGCATATTATGAAGTCGAAGACACCAGTGCTCTGACATTCTTCCTTAACTGCGAGGAGGTGCACTAATGAACAAAGTGATGATCAAGATGGTGGAGAATCCTGCAAAATCTAATGATCCTATTTATATTTCTGTAGTCCCTGAGACGCGTTATACGGCCGGTTACAGGGCTTACGGTGTTCAGATGAGGAACAACACACAGATGAGGCTGAAACGCAAGGAAGAGGCCTTAGAACGCGTTAAAAGGGCATTCAAGAGGTCGTTAGCCTGCATCGCCAGTATTGCGTTCGGTGTTCTCACTATGGTTGCCTTTGAAGGAGACGCTTCGTTCATGGTATTTGCTCTGATTGTAGGCGTCTTTTTCTTATGTGATAAGGAGGCGATAAAGTGAGCTATTTGCACATCCTTATCGTATCGGTTCTTATTGCCATGATCATTGTATCCACAATTATGCTGTTCACGTTCATGGCAATAGAAAAATTAATAGCCATTGCGAGTTTTATATTTGGAGAGGATGAGGAAAATGACAACCTGGAAGATGTCGGGAGAAGCGATGGAAGCATTAAGTAAATCTATTGCTCAGGCTTATGCGTCCGGAAAGCCTGTTGATCGGATCGAGGTTGCCGAGGATCCTAACTTTAAGTGGCTTGATATTTTTCTTAAAGGTGGAGATAAGATCCAGTTTTTCTATTCCAATTCGGACGATTGGGCGGTAAGAACAAACTAATTTCTGGTCCATGTTATGCGTCAAAAATCCAGGCCATGTCCATAGAAAAAACAGGCCTTGGATTTTTTGTTAACAAATTGTTTACAAATTGTCCGGACACGGTCCACGTTTTTTCGACTAACTTGGACCGCGAAAAACCCTTTATTTATGCGGGTTGTAGCGATTTTGGTCCGTTGGTCCATGATTTTTTCTAATTAATCGTGAATGAAAAAATTAATGTTTTATAGTAAATAGGAAAAAGCGTGGACAAACAGACCAAATTATATTTTTCTGGCAATTTAAGTTTTATGCGGACAAAGTAAAGGAGAGCTAACAATGCCAAAGAGAACTAAGCTTATTGATATTAATCGAGACATGTTTCTGCACAGAATCCATAAGCAGTACGGGTCATCAAATGTTTTCGCCAAAAACATGAGAATACCTCAGCCGACAATGAGTTACTACACCAGAAAAGGAAAGATTCCCGAGGATCAGCTGGTAAGATTCGCCAATGCCTTGAATGTTCCTTCCTCGATGCTTATTGATATTCAAGAGGATACCAATGAGGAAGAAACAAACAATGAAAGCGATGTCCTGGTTTTGGAGAATAAGCAGCTCAAAGCAGAAAATGAAATGCTTATGTCTAAAATTAAGAAGCAAGAAAACGAGCTCGAGGAATACAGGCAATTTGTTGCTCTTTATAAAAAGATATTCCTTAAGGAGGTGGCAGAATGAGACTTGTCGATGCTGATGAATTCATCGATGACATGAAACGGCTGTATGAATCTGCCGGCTGGGAACCCAGAGAGCTTCATTTCTCTTTGTTGGATTTGGTCGAGAATCTGTCTAACGAACCGACCATTGAAATTCCGGACAAAGACATGATCGCTCTCCTGTACTCGAAGCTGCTTACGATCGACGAGAAAGGAGAGTTTGTGACAGATGCCGAGGCATATCAAACACCTTGACGAAGAGTGCCCGGATGTTTATTCGGAATATGCACGAGTTCGAATTGAGCGTTGGCATAATAAGTATACCTATGACAACGGTCTAAATTACGAAGGAACGGTCTATACATGCGATGACTGGTCGGTTGACCAAAGATTAGCAGAACGGCTTGAAGAAGTCTTTGAGAACGATGATATTCTCGCCATCACAAAAAAGAAGGACAACGGAGGTGATCAAATTGGGCTGGCTTTTTAGTTTGTTTCTTTTCATCTCCGGCTTGACAAACATTCATGCTGAACCGCCGTATCTGGCGGCTTTATATTTTTTAGCCGCCGGTTTGTTTGCTATTGCCGGATCAATTTCCTTTGCAAGTGCATCTCTTAAGAAAAAATAAAGAAAGGATATTTTCAAATGAAAAACGACAAAATCGAACTGCATGACGGACGTATGGTCAGTCGCAACGAAATGATTACGAAAGCGGGCGAGAAAGAACTGCAGGGTAATCGTGGTAGAACGAACCTTGTTGATGCTGACGAATTCATCGATGACATGAAACGGCTGCATGAATCTGAAGGCACTGACAAACCGAAGAAAGGAGAAAAGAAGTAATGGCTGGATATTCTAACAGCAAGCTTGCTACAGTAAAAGCACTCAGCCCAAACCACAGTGGAAGACGAGTCTATCCTATCACGAGAATCAGTATTCATTGTACCGCCTGCCAGGTGACCGCACGCAGACTTGGCGAGGTGTTTGCTAACCCTAACAAGGAAGCATCTTCTAACTACGGTGTCGGTTATGACGGATCCATCGGTATGTATGTCGAAGAGAAGAATCGCAGCTGGTGCACATCTTCTTACGACAATGATAACAGAGCAATTACGATCGAAGTCGCGTCCGAGAACACCAGACCGTATACAGTGACAAAGGCAGCGTATGCTGGACTTATCAAACTGCTTGTTGATATTTGCAAGCGCAATGGCAAGACCAAACTGGTCTGGTTCGGAGACAGAGCAAAGTCTCTTGCTTACAAACCGAAGAGTAACGAACTTGTTATGACTGTTCACAAGTGGTTCGCTAACAAGGATTGTCCTGGAAGCTATCTGTACAACTTGCATCCGCAGATCGCCAAAGAAGTAAACGAGGCGCTTGCAAAGAAAGAAGTACCTGAGAAGAAAGAAGAGAAAACATCGGCCAACTATTATATTTACACCGTGATCGAAGGCGACACCTTGTCCAAGATTGCCAAGAACAATTTTACTACCGTGGCTAAGATCAAGGAAATTAATGATATTTCTGATCCTAATAGAATTAAGGTAGGTCAGAAGATTAATCTTCCGAACAGTGGCTCAAGCTCTGCGTTCAAGAAGACTTTCACTGTAATTCCGAAGAAAGGTCTTAATGTTCGTAAGACTGCGTCTACTGGAGCCGTTGTAATCGCTATGTCTGAAGGAGACAAGTGTACTGGTACAGGTAACTGGACAAGAAACAAAACATCCATCTGGGTGGAAGTTAAGTATACTAAATCTGGAAAGACCTATAAGGGATATGCATACAAAGGCTATCTTAAGTAATTGATATTTTAAGGGGCTAATAAAACAGCCCCTTTTCTTTTTATTCGCGAAAAATACAAGGACTATTATGAGAGAGAAAGACAATATGCATTTTAGAGTAAAGGTAACTCGACGAGAAATCGTAGATGAAGGTTCGACCCCTTCAATTGATATTTTGTACATTCCCTCTTTCTTTTTGCGGACTTAGTCTCGTTTTTGACCCAAGTCCTCTTTCTTTTTCTGCGGGAGGAGATAACTGATGCTTGAGAGTAAATTCAAAACCAAGTTAATTAAGGAAATCGAGGAAAGATTACCTGGTTCGATGGTCCTTCATTTGGATCCAACCGAATGTCAAGGCATTCCTGATATTCTGGTTTTGTACAAAGACAAATGGGCCGTGCTTGAGGGTAAAAATAGCAAGCGGGCATCTCATCGGCCCAATCAGGACTTCTACGTGGAGAAGATGAATGACATGTCCTATGCCGCATTTATATTTCCGGAAAACAAGGAGGAGATACTAAATGATCTTCAACACGCACTCAAACCTTGAAGGACAACATGCTTTTCTCGGAGCCAGTAAATACCACTGGATATATTATGACGAAGAGAAGCTAGTTAAAACTTATACTGGTTTCCTAGCTACACAACGAGGAACTTTGCTGCACGATTTCGCATCAAGATGTATAAAGCTAGGACAGAAATTGCCCAGGTCTAAAAAGACTTTGAATATGTATGTGAACGATGCGATAGGCTTTAAAATGACGCCTGAGACCGTTTTATATTATTCAAAGTATTGCTTCGGAACAGCAGATGCTATTTCGTTCAGAGACAATGTTCTTAGAATACACGATTTGAAGAGCGGTGTAACCCCTGCCCATATGGAACAGCTGAAAATCTATGCCGCATTGTTTTGTCTAGAGAACAACATATCGCCCAATGACATACAGATTGAGCTTCGAATTTATCAGAACAATGATATTTCAGTGCTTGAACCGGATCCAATTGAGATCGGTGAAATAATGGACAAGGCCGTTGCTTTCAGCGAAATCATTGAATCAATTGATATTCAGGAGGGGTTAGACTATGGACCTATCGAATAGAGATGAATTATACCACTATGGTATGCCTCGCCGTTCTGGTAGATATCCTTGGGGTTCTGGAGAAAACCCGTATCAGCACGAAGGAAACTTCTCTAGTAGATATCGTGAACTTGAAAGCCAGGGGCTTACTGAAAAAGAAATAGCAACGTCTTTAGGGTTCGAAAGCACAACACAACTTCGTTTGGCCAGATCCATGGCTAGATCCGAGGAACGCGCTGAGCTGGTAGCTAGAGCCCAGCAACTTCGAGATCATGGATATTCTTTGCCAGAAATAGCAAGAAGAATGGGTTACAATAATGAATCGTCGGTTAGATCGTTATTGAATGAATCTGCAAAAGCACGAATGCAGAGAGCCCAGGCAACGGCAGATTTTCTTAAAGAACGCATCAAAGAGACCGGAATGCCAATTGATATTGGTTCTGGCGTTGAAACCGAATTGGGTATTTCAAAAGAAAAACTTCGTGAAGCTGTGAAGATTCTTGAAGACGAAGGTTATGTAAAAGCCGTTGGCCGGATTGACCAGCAAACAAATTCTGGAAAAAAGACTACTATAAAAGTTCTTGGACCTCCGGGAACCCCCAAAAGCGCGCCTTATAACAGCGATCAGATCGCTACTATAACGGATTATAAATCTGGAGACCGTGGTGACACATTTAAGAAAGCTTTTGTTTATCCGGCTAGCATGGATTCGAAAAGAATCATGATTAGATATGGACCGGAAGGAAAAGCAAAAGACGGAACTATCGAGATTCGAAGAGGTGTTGAAGATCTCAATCTTGGAAAATCGCACTATGCTCAGGTTCGAATATTAGTTGATGACGATAGATATTTGAAAGGAATGGCTTGGTACAGCGACAATCTTCCTGATGGAGTCGATTTGATATTTAACACCAATAAGCCAGAAGGCACACCGATGAGAGACGTATTGAAAGAGATTCATAGAGAAGATCCTATGAATCCTTTTGGGTCACTCATCAAAGAAGATGGAGGCCAATCCTATTATATTGGTAAAGATGGCAAGGAACACCTTTCTCTAATTAATAAAAGAGCAGAAGAAGGCGATTGGGGAGAGTGGGCAGATAAGCTCCCATCCCAATTCCTGTCAAAACAGCCATTGAAGCTGGTGAAATCTCAATTGTCATTGGCTAAGGCCGATAAAGCAGCAGAATTCGATGAGATAAAGGAACTTACAAATCCTACCGTTAAGAAAAAGCTTCTTTTAGACTTCGCAGAAAGTTGTGATGCAGCAGCTGTACACCTAAAAGCTGCCGCATTGCCGAGGCAAAAGTATCAAGTAATACTTCCAGATCCAACTCTAAAAGACAATGAGGTGTATGCCCCTAATTTTAATAACGGAGAGGAAGTTGTTCTAGTTCGTTTTCCGTATGCTGGTGCCTTTGAAAGCCCGAGATTGAAGGTAAATAACAACCATAAGCAATCTATTGATATTTTGGGAAAGAATCCTGCCGATGCTATTTGTGTCAATAACAAAGTTGCTGCCCAAATGTCTGGGGCAGATTTTGATGGCGACACTGTATTGGTGATTCCGTCTAAGAATACTAAGATTCTAACCAAAAAAGCGTTAGATGAGCTTGCTAATTTTGACCCTGATATTTCATACCCAGAAGTTAAAGGTATGAAATATATGACTAAAGAAGGGACTCAGACGGAAATGGGAAAGATATCTAATCTCATTACCGATATGACCCTTCGAGGGGCTCCGGATGATGAAGTTGTGAGAGCCGTAAAGCATAGTATGGTTGTAATCGATGCTTACAAGCATAAGTATGACTATAAACGGAGCGAACGAGAAAATGGAATTGCTGAATTAAAGAAAAAGTGGCAAGGACATGTCGACGAAGACGGAAAATACAGAGAAGGCGCTGGAACATTGATATCCAGAGCCAAATCAGAGGTTAGCGTAGACAAAAGGCAAGGAAGTCCTAAAATTGATCCGGAAACCGGCAAATTGATATTTAAAACTGCTGATCCGGATAGGCTTTACTATACGACTAAAAACAAAAGAGGCGTCGAAGTCACAAAAAAGAGAACTCAGAAGAGTACTCGTATGGCTGAAGCAGATGATGCCAGAGAATTGATATCTGATGCTCACCATCCTACAGAAGAAGCATATGCCTCTTATGCTAATAGTATGAAAGCCATGGCGAATGAAGCTAGAAAAATGTATATGGTAACTAAGGATTCTCCGTATTCTCCGTCAGCGGCCAAATTATATTTTAAGGAGGTCGACTCTTTAGACAAGAAGCTTAGAATTGCAGAGCTTAATGCCCCTAGAGAAAGAAAAGCACAAAGTGCTACAGATAGCGAGATGAGGGCTATCAAAAAAGATAACCCGGACTTAACAAGGAGAGAGGCAAAAAAGCTGGCTCAGCAAGCCCTTACAAGAAATCGTAATAAGTTTGGTGTGAAAAGAATTCCCATTGATATTTCGGATTCAGAATGGGAAGCGATTCAAGCCGGTGCGATACACAAAACTAAGCTTAATAAAATAATCAATCATGCAGACATTGATATTCTGAAAGAAAAGGCTACCCCCCGTACCCATACAATATTGACCGATGGTAAAAAAGCAAAGATAGAAGCCATGAAGGCATCGGGTCTCTATACAAATGCGGAAATAGCAAAAGCAGTAGGGGTATCTGCCTCTACCATCTCTAGTTATCTGTCTGGAAAAATGAACGAGTAATTGATATTTTGGTTGGACCAGCCCCTTTTGTCTATGTGTTACCCCCATCCTTATGCTCTATGCATTGTATTAAACGGTGTGCCAAGTCATAAAAAAGAATACCTCATAGGCATTCAGAAGTGCACATAGCGCACCCTAATAGCATTTAGGCCACCCATGCTTTGTTTGCTTTTTCTTGGTTTTACAGCCAATCCATACTTAAGCTAAACGAGTTCACACTTAATTAAATAGATTGATGAAGGATCTATGTAGTTAATTCGCGAAGAACGGAAGAGCTTAAATGTTAACAATTGTAAAGAAAGGACTTCATTTAGAATCTATGAATCAAACAAATGAAGAAAAAAGAGACTTTGTTATGGATTCTGATGAGAGCGCACTGTCTAATTCTAATCAAAAGAGTTTGTCCAGCTTTGTTTGTGCTATTACTACCACTGGCGACTATGCGAATCCTTTTGACCCCATAGAAGAATTTGATGACTGGTATGATTACGACATGAATGTGCTTCATCTAAATTCTGCAGCATATCTCGCAAGAATCTTTAGAGATTCAGATGAACTCACCGACCAAGAGCGGGAAGAGGCTAAAGAAGCCGCAATAGATGAAATAATAAAGTACGATTTTATGAACATCTATGCAAAGATTAAGAGGCCAAACAAGTAGTTCGTATCTTAATCGGAACAGATGTCTAAATTCATACTATTATTGAAGGACATCTTGTTCTACAGAATTACAAATCACTAAAAGATTCATAAAGATTGAGTAATCAGAGGAATAAATTAATCAACTCAATCTGAATTTGTAAAGTTCACAATGAAAAGTCGAATGTGCTTCAGTATGTATTATCTTCTACTAAATGCTCATGAATCATTTCATTGTGACAGAACCTCTGATGCACCAAGATGAACAAATTAGATGAAAACAAAAATAGAAAAGCCATCAACGCGTTTTCCAGACACGATAAGTTACCTCCTTTCTATTACTCCTTTCTAAATAAAAGCTATTATTGTTTGATTCTAATTTGTTCATTAATCTTGGTGTGCCTAAAAACACTGGAATCTATTATTCTTGATGCTTAAAGTAAAGATTGAATTCTATTTCGTTAAACAAACATCAAAAAACAATACCAATATCCCTATGGGTCATGAAAACTTATGCTATAGGGGGGTCCGTGAAAAAAGCACCCCCTCCCCACATCGCGCCGGTCTTCAAATTTTCCCCGGGGGTTGATTTTTTTTAAACACTTTTTAGATGGCCTAGAGTGCTTTTCGCCCGCTAAGTTGGTTCTCCGTTTTGTCCGCAGCATATATGGGACCTTTCTACACTCTGGACCATCTAAAAAGTGTTTAAAGACACTATAGAAAGGGGATGGATGTTATGGTAATGGTGGTGAGATCACGTGGCAAGACCTAAGAAAGAGCCAGATATTCAGGTTGAAAGACACCGTAAGGCGATTACACCAGAGGCGCGTGAGAATCAGATGATAGCATTAGCCGTTGATTTGGCTGAGGAGAAGCTCAGAAACGGTACCGCCTCGTCACAACTTATTTGTCACTATCTGAATCTAGCAACTAAGAAGTATCAGACGGAGAACGAGATATTAGAAAAGAAGAAAGATTTGATGGTGGCCCAAAGAGAAGCACTCGAATCCAGTAAAGCAATCGAAGCAATGTACGCCCAGGCAATAGAGGCTATGCGAATTTATAGTGGAAATGGTCGCGTCGAAAGTTAAACGATATTCCGAGTTAATTCAGATAGACGACTACATGAAGAGGTTCGATTATCTGAAACTTGGAGGTAAGATAGGCACAGAGACTTTTGGTTTTGAGAGATATTTAAACCAAAAATTCTACCAAAGCAGTGAATGGAAGCGGGTTAGAGACGCGATTATTATCAGAGACAATGGATGTGACCTAGCTTACCCTGGAAGAGAGATTTGCTCAAAGATCATCATTCATCACATCAATCCTATACTGCCTAAAGATATTATCGAGAAAGAGGATTGGATACTTAACCCAGAGTTTCTTGTGTGTGTATCTAAGCAGACGCATGATGCCATCCATTACGGTGACAGATCATTGCTGATTTTAGATCCTCTTGTAAGAACCAAAAACGATACTTGCCCATGGAGGAAAGACTAATGAGCGAAAGTATTCTAAATTCGGTTAGAAAGTACTTAGGGCCAGGAGAGGACTATGAGTACTTTGATCCGGATATTGTAATGCACATTAATGCTGCGTTTTCCACGCTAGACCAGCTTGGCCTGACCTTCACGAGCAATTTTGTGGTAATAGATCAGGGGCAAACGTGGGATGAGTACTTTGATGCGATACATACAGACGATGACATTTGGATGAACGAGATGAATCGTGAGATTGTTAAACAATACGTGTATCTTAGCGTTCGTACAATCTTTGATCCACCTTCAAGTTCATTTGTCCTGACAGCTCTTGAGAATCGCATGAAGGAGCTTGAATGGAGAATCAACGTTCTGTCGTGTAAGAAGACAAATGTTTAAGTATTTCAATCCGAATCCTGAGAATCAGCTCGTAGGCGATTGCGTAATACGGGCGATAAGCATGTTGCAGGAAATCCCTTGGGAACAAGCCTACCTTAAGGTTTGTTCTCAAGGTTATAGAATGTTCGACATGCCGTCGTCAAACCGAGTTTGGGGCGAATACCTAAAGCACCAGGGGTATAGACGATTCGCATTACCAGACACTTGTCCAGATTGCTATACAATTAAAGACTTCTGCTTAGACCATCCTGTCGGACGTTATCTCGTTGCTACAGGAACTCATGTGTGCACGGTAATAGACGGAGACTATTACGATACATGGGACTCAGGAGACGAAACACCGGTTTATTACTGGAGAAAGGAATAATTCAAAATGGCATACTTCCCTAATCCCTATGCGGGGTATCCGAATTTTTACTACAATCCGACGAATCCATACCCGACGCAGGGGCCAGCACAGGCGTATACAAGAGCTGATGGCACTGCTTCTAATCCGATGAATCCGATCATGGTTGTATGGGCTCATGGCGAAGCAGGAGCAAATGCCTATCCTGTAGGAGCAGGACAGACTGCATTCATCTTTGACTCAGACCAAGACAAACAAACTTTCTATGTTAAGTCGACTGACATTCGAGGAGTTCAGCAACCTCTTGAGATCTACGACTACCACAAGAGGGAAGCAATTTTGCCTGCGGGTGAGTCGAAGAAGTCCGAAATCGAAGAGCTAAACGAAAAGATTGAGAATCTCACAAAACTTGTCGAGGACTTTATTAAGTGAGGATAAAGAAATGCCAAACCCATTGTATAACAGATTTGGAAGCAATCAGCCGAACAACAATTTTGTGAATGCTTTTCGTGCATTTGCTTCCAATTTTTCTAATCAAAGCAATATGACTCCACAGCAGCGGGTTCAGGAGTTATTAAATACCGGCCAGATGACGCAGGAACAGTTCGAATACTTACGTCAGACGGCAAATCAACTTACGGGCAAAAACTATTGATTGAAGGCGTCCGGACGCTTCAAAATACTTTTCGGAAGGAGACATAAGTACATGTCTTTTATCGACGGAAATGGCGGCCTTTCGGCTGCCGATGTTGCTGCTGTGACCGGTAACAATAATGGATTCGGTTTTGGCGGCGATGGTGCATGGTGGTTACTTGTATTGTTCCTGTTTGCTTTTAACGGCAATGGTTTCGGGAATGGCTTTGCAGGTGGTGGAATGCCGTGGATGATGAATGACACTCAGAGAGGTTTCGACCAGATGTCTGTCATGAACGGAATCAATGGTATTACTGCGCAGTTGTCAAATGCCGAGGTTTCCAGATGCAATTCGCAGGCTAACATTCTGCAGACGCTCAATGCAAATCAAAATGCCGTTACTTCCGGCATGAATGCACTGGCCATGAGTTTGCAGAACTGCTGCTGTGAGAATCGCGCTCAGGTAGCGGATGTTAAGTATGCAATCGCTACAGAATCCGCAGCAACTCGAGCCGCTGGTCAGGCTAACACTCAGCTTGTTCTAGACAAGTTGTGTCAGCTCGAACTTGATGGTATTAAGCAGAACTATGAGAACCGAATTGCTGGAATGCAGAATCAGATCGATGCTCTCCGGGCTACGGTCAACGATGCTAATGTCGCAGCATCTCAGAACGCTCAGACTTCCAGAATCCTGGCAGACAACGCTGCTCAGACTCTTGCCCTTGAGCAGTATTTGAATCCTTCTCCGATTCCTGCGTACGTGGTTCAGAACCCTTCTTGCTGCAATCAGAATTTCTATAACGGCGGATGCTCTTGCGGGGCTTAAGGGAGGTGGCGTAATGGCTGAATATTCGGCGAACGCTGTCCAGACCGTAAACCCTGGAGAAGTTGTTATTTTTACAGAAACCCCTTCAAGATGCAGAAGAGGTTTCGTACGTCATCGTGACGATTCTGGAAACTTCCTGCTGAGCGGATGGATTCCAAATCGATACGGATGCAACTGCGGTCCAAGAAACGCAGAGTATCTTGTCGATTTTGGAGCCAACATCGCTATTCCGACAGGAGGAACGGTAGGTCCAATTTCTCTTGCGATTTCTATCGATGGAGCAACAGTGCCTGCCACCAACATGATCGTCACTCCGGCAGCTGTAGAACAATTCTTCAACGTGAGTCGTGCGGCCAACGTACAGGTCTGGCGCAATTGTTGCGAGACCGTAACGGTAAGAAACACAAGTGATCAGCCGATTCTTGTGCAGAATGCGAATATTCTGTTCAGCAGGCCAGACCTTGCTGTCACTTACTAAAGGAGGATGCTTATGGACAACGTGATGGAAGAATTAAAGAAACTTGTAACTAAAGAACTCGAAAAGATGATCGAGAAGGGCACCATGTCACCGACCGAGCTCAAGGTCGCTTTTGATGCTGTTTGTTTGATCGAAAAGATCGGTCATGTCGAGTACATGGACAATTACGAAGACGAGGGGTACTCGGGTCATGATTGGCCTCATCGTGGGAGTTACAATTCTTACGATAGAGGACGTAGCCCGAGAACCGGGAGGTATGTAAGTCGAGATGACGGATCTTATGACATGGGCCGCAGCGGTCACAGTATCAGGGATCGTGTTATCGACAAGCTCGAGAGAATGATGGACGAAGCATCTTCTGATTACGAGCGTCAGACCATCCGAAATTACATTACTGGTCTTCGAGATTAAGAGCGTTAAGGGTCGCCAACTTTGATTGACGGCCCTTTTTCTTTTGATAGGAGGCTGTTGATCAATGAATGAAAGAGAGTTATCACATTCCGGTGTAATCGGAATGCGATGGGGGCGGAGACTCTATCAAAATAAGGATGGTACCTACACTGCTCTCGGAAAAGCAAGAAGAAGAAAGGGTTCTATTGGCGGAAAGTATGACCGTTTATTTGAACCGACCATCAAAAGAGGAAAAGATAAGGCGCCTCAATCTCCTGCTGAAGTGGCTACAAAAGAAGCATCTAATATGGGAGACAAAGCATCGAACATATTCAGAAGAGCTCAAAGAATAGCAGATGAGAGAAAGCCCAGAGAATCTAAACAGCTAACGGATGATGAACTTAGAAAGAGAATCAATCGTTTAGAACTTGAAAAACGTTATGATACTCTGAAAGATGAAGACATTCGTAAAGGAAAAGTCACAGCTAAAGATATTTTAGACACTGTTGGAGATCTAACGGCATTGAGCGCGTCAGCCGTAGCTATCTATGTGGCTCTTAAGCACAGGTGATATTTATGACAGAGAGCGAACTCTACCACCATGGCATACAAGGGATGAAGTGGGGTGTGAGAAACGGCCCACCGTATCCTTTAAATCCGTCAGTGTCAAAAAAAGTAAAAGCCGGCGAGAACCAAGGTAATGAGAAAAGAAGAAAAGTGTCATCTGGTGAAGTAGGTCTCGATCCGTTTTTGACTGAATTAGCTATCGATCTTACAGTAACGGCTACCGTAGCAGCGGCTGTTATGGCAAGAGAAGCGCACGATCTTTCAAAGCGAAGAAAGAACAGAGAATTCCAGACCTTGTCAGATGTTCCAAAATTAAAGAAAAAGATGGAGCCATCTGAAAGTATGAAGCTTGTAAATCCTGGATATCCTAGTCCTGGCCATACTATGAACTGCATGATATGCACAACGGCTATGGCTATGAGAGAAAAAGGGTATGATGTTCAGGCTACAGCATCTAAGCGTGGTTACCACGCTAGCATGGTTAAGAAATGCTTTGACAATGCTGGTAAAAAAGCAAAGATGCCTAGGTTAAAAGATAAAGACACTATCAAAAACGAACTTACTAAGCTTGAAGATGGTGCTTACGGAAATCTGATGGTTGACTGGAAAGCCGGTGGCGGTCATAGCATGTTTTTCAAAGTTGAAAATGGAAAAGCAAGAATTTACGATGGACAGTCTGGTAAAGAGGTAAACATAGATGATCGGATCTTTAGGGCAATAAAAAGAAGGGGCGTGGAATATTTTCGGTTGGATAAGGCCGAGCCTACTGAATATGCTTTAGGAGTAGTGCAAAAAAGAAAGGACGCTGCGAAATGACATTCGAAGAAGCTTTAAAAAAAGTTAAGAATGAATTCCCGGACCGTCAGTTTGTAGGGTACTGGTATGACGACGGAGACTATATTTTTCAGTCTAAAGTTGTACCTGGAGAAATTACGATGGCCCAGTTTGTTGTTGAGAAGAACGGTCGGGTTTACGGGACCAACCCGTTGTACCACAGTGTTATCGATCTCAAAACTATGAGGAGGGTCGAAGTAAAGCCATGAACAAGAGTGAACTGTACCATCACGGGATTCAAGGCATGAAATGGGGCGTTCGTCGTTACCAGAATAAGGACGGCAGTTTAACTGCTGCTGGTCGTAATAGATACGGTGTTGGTCCTGGTTTACATGCCGATATTAACATTAATGCTAAGGGTTCTGTAGGTTCGACTTCCGGTGGAGGAGGAGCAGGCGGTCTCGATGATGAAGATGAGAAAAAGCTTGATGAAGATCTTAAACGTATGGACGATCTTTTGCAGAAAAGGATCGATAATAACAACTTTGAATACAAGCCATTAATCGAAGACGATTCCGATGTTAATGTCTATCTTTTGGAAAACGGAATCGATCCTGATAAGTTGTCTGCTTCGCAGTTTGCGTCCGCAAAGCGTAAGTTTATTGAATGGGACAATAAGAAAAAACGGATGCTTAAAGAAGCCGAAGTAGAGTACGAAAAGGAAAGAAAGAAGGTTTCCGATAATAAAAAGAATACGCTGCATAAACTAAATAAAAACAGCGGCATCAAAGTTCAGGATAAAGGAAAAATGAACATTAATCATTCTAATACCATGTCGGAAAGTGAACTTTATCATTACGGCATCTTAGGTATGAAATGGGGCGTAAGGCGGTATCAGAATTACGATGGATCTTATACCCAAAAAGGTCTCGCCCGATACAGGGATAACGAGAATCGATACAACTCTGCTAAGAAAGCCTACCAAGAAACCGAGAGAAATACGCTGGAACGTTCCAAAGCTAAACGAGAGCTTAAGGAATCCAAAAGAAAGTTGAAGGAATCCTACAAGCATTTAAAGAAGGATTACATCGCCGATAAAGGAAAAGATCTGTATAAGAGCGGAAAGACAATAACGGACAACAACATGAAAGCCAACACTGTTTCCTCGTTAATTGCAGCCGGTGGTTCTATTGCCACTCATCAGCTTTTGAAAAAAGGAGACATTAAGATGGCAGCTGTTTCCGCGGCCACGACATCTCTTGGAATCGGTGTTGTTCAATCGATAACCGCTAATCAGAACAAGAAACTTCGTGCTTACTATGCTCACACTCAGTGGAAGGGCTGATTATGGAAAATCAAAATGAGATATACCATCACGGTATTCTTGGAATGAAATGGAGCGTGTAACGCATAATCATGTCACTCTCAAACACTGCCGTTCCTAAGTATTACGGCCAGTTTAGAGAGGCCGTTCTTAGAGGCGAAATACCAGTTTGCAAAGAGATCTCAATGCAGATGAATCTAATAGATGACCTGATAGCAAATCCCGGAGTCTACTATGATGATGAGGCTGTAGAGGGCTTCTTTGCCTATTGTGAAAAAGAATTAACATTAACAGACGGTTCTGATCTGTTTCTCCTCGATACCTATAAACTATGGGCCGAGGATATTTTTGGATGGTATTACTTTGAAGACCGAAGTGTATATGAACCGAATCCGGATGGTTACGGAGGACGTTATGTTACAAAGCACATTAAGAAGCGTCTTAGAAACAAACAGTATCTGATCATCGGACGAGGGGCATCTAAGTCACTTTACGATTCTTGTATTCAGAGTTTCTTTCTTAATGTGGATACGACAACAACACATCAGGTAACAACAGCACCTACAATGAAACAAGCGGAAGAGGTTCTTTCACCGATCAGAACGTCGATCGTTAGATCCAGAGGACCGCTTTTCTCGTTCCTTACAGAGGGATCACTTCAGAATACGACGGGTTCCAAAGCGAATCGTCAGAAGTTGGCTTCAACTAAGAAGGGTATCGAGAATTTCCTTACTGGTTCTCTGCTGGAAGTTCGACCAATGTCTATCGATAAGCTCCAAGGACTCAGACCTAAAGTCGCTACGATTGACGAATGGCTTTCGGGGGATGTTCGGGAGGACGTTGTAGGTGCTCTTGAACAAGGCGCTGCTAAAAACGATGACTGGTTGATCGTCGCAACGAGTTCAGAAGGAACCGTTCGAAACGGATCAGGCGACACAATCAAAATGGAGTTAATGAAGATCCTTCGTGGAGAATACGTCAATCCTCATGTATCCATTTGGTATTACAAACTCGATTCGGTTGATGAAGTTGCGCACCCAGAGATGTGGCTTAAGGCTAACCCAAACCTGGGAAAGACCGTAAGCTATGAAACGTACCAGTTGGAAGTCGAGCGTGCTGAACAGGCACCATCTACAAGAAACGATATTTTAGCTAAGCGTTTTGGTATTCCGATGGAAGGTTACACTTACTACTTCACGTATGAGGAGACTCTTCCACATTCCAAAAGAGACTTCTGGGGAATGCCATGCTCTCTTGGTATTGACTTATCCCAAGGCAATGACTTCTGTGCGTTCACGTTTCTGTTTCCTTTATCAGATGGAAGGTTTGGAGTAAAGACTCGAAACTATATTTCGTCTTTGACACTTATGAAACTTCCACCGGCAATGCGAATTAAGTATGAAGACTTCATGAATGAAGGCAGTCTTGTCGTCATGGAAGGAACGATCCTTGACATGATGGAAGTTTACGAAGACATCGATCAACATATTTCTAAAAGAGAATACACTGTTATATGCATGGGTTATGATCCATATAACGCCAAGGAGTTTGTTGAAAGATGGGTTAACGAAAACGGCCCGTTTGGCGTTGAGAAAGTAGTTCAGGGTGTCAAGACAGAATCAGTGCCATTAGGCGAGCTTAAGAAACTTGCAGAAGAAAGAATGCTTCTGTTTGATGAGGAGCTCATGACCTATACAATGGGCAACTGCATCACGATCGAGGATACTAACGGAAACAGAAAGTTACTCAAGAAGCGCTACGAGCAGAAGATCGATGCCGTTGCTGCGATGATGGACGCTTTTGTTGCATACAAGCACAATAGGGAAGCTTTCGATTAAATTGGAAAGGCGTGACTATGGAGGCCCTTGTTCTCAATAAAGAGTTTCAAGCAATCGGCGTCGTAGACGTCTTTGAATCATTTATCTGGACAGACAGATACTCTGCATATGGAGACTTTGAGCTCTATATGCATCCGTCTGAAGAGTTGATGGATCTTTTGCAGTACGACTACTATCTGTGGTCAGAGCATTCTGAGCATACGATGATCATCGAAGGTCGAAAGATCCAGACCGACATCGAAGACGGAGATCATTTAACAATCGTAGGGAGATCTCTTGAGTCTATACTTACCAGGCGAGTTGTGTGGAAATACACAGAGCTCGGCCACTACGCGACTGACGAAGACGAGCGCGAGTACGAGGAGGATTTTCAAAGAGCGATAGCAAAGCTATTGTATGAAAACTGCATGCCTCCAGTCGAGGGACCGGTTATTCCGGAGCGATACGGAGATTGGACCTGCGATCCCGATCGTATCATTCCAAACTTCCATTTCAAATGGAACGGCGATCCGAGAATCGATGAGGCCATGACCATTAAGGCCCAGATTCAAGCAGGAGCAAATCTTTACGATACGATCAAGTCGCTTTGCGACGAAAAGGGTTGCGGATTCAAAATAGTACTAAATGATCAGAACGAGCTGGTCTTCTCTTTGTATATGGGCGAAGACCGTTCATACGATCAGGACGTAAATCCGTATGTCGTATTCTCTCCAGAGTATGACAACCTTCTTAACAGCAACTATTTCGAGGACTATACCGCGTATAAGAACGCTGCTCTGGTTATCGGCGACGATGACGGAGATGAGGACCAGTTCCAGGCTGCCGTTACAGGTGAAGGAGCCACGGGCCTCAATCGACGCGAAGTCTATGTAGACGGAAGCGGAATGTCCTGGGAAGATGAAGAAGGAAATTACTACGAGGATGACGAGTATGTGGAGCAGCTTGCTCAGATGGGCAGGGAGACTCTTACCGATGCGTCGCTTACTAAAACATTCGAGGGCGAAGCGGAGTACCGCAGAACGTACGAATATGGTAAAGACTTCTTCATTGGTGATATTGTTCAGCTCGAGAACGAGTATGGAATTACAGCCACATCGCGTATCGTTGAGATGATTTTCTCTCACGATGGATCTGGCGAAAGCGCGATTCCTACTTTTACTACGGCCGAAGAGAATTACGGAAGTTACAGCGTAGAGTCTGGAGTAACTGGAAGGACAACAACCGGCAAGCAGATCAGTGACGCTCTGAGTAATGTCGAGAGCATCATAAAGGCTAATCCTGTGACGGTAACCAAGCTTGCTGTTGATGGAATCACAGCAGAGGATTATTCGCTTAGAGTTTATAGAATGGCTGGTATCGCTGTTGTCACTTTGGAGGTTCCGCTAACCAAGAACTTCGCCAGCTGGACAGACATTGCTAAAGGCTTGCCTGAGCCCGCAGCAACATGGTACGACACAGCTTCTACGTGGGACACGTCATTCAAGCGAAATCTACGTGTCAGAGTTAGTACAAGTGGCGTTTTGGCGATACATTATGGTGTGGCTGGCTCTTACCGAATTTCATTTTCCTATCCGCTCATCGGAGGATCCGAGGGCGGTGGCGGAGGTGGAGGAGGCGGTGGCGGCACGAGCAACTACAATGAGTTGATCAACAAGCCACAGATCGAGCACACCACGCTTATTGGTGACCAGACCTTTGAAGACTTAGGTCTCGAAATACTAACAAATCAAGAGATTGAGGAAATGCTAACATGAGCAAAAAATACTTAGACAGCAACGGCCTCTTGTATTTTTGGCAAAAGATTAAGAACACGTTTGCTCTGAAGAGCGATGTTCCCGGCCCTGCTACTGCGTCTCCAAAAATGGACGGCACTACGGCTATCGGATCTTCCGCTAAGTATGCCAGAGAGGATCACGTCCATCCTACCGACACAAGCAGAGTCCCCACTACTAGAACCGTTAACGGCCACGCACTCAGCGCAAATGTAACGGTAACGAAGGGAGACGTAGGCCTCGGCAATGTCGACAACACAGCAGACGCCAGCAAGAAAGTAGCCAGTGCTGGCAAACTAACTGCTGCAGCAAACATTGATGGTGTTGATTTCGATGGCTCTGCTGACGTTGTAAGGTATGGTGTATGCTCTACAGATGCTGGTACGGCAGCAAAAACTGTAACATTAGAGGGGAGCACGCCATTCAAGCTCGTGACCGGTGCAAGTGTATTCGTAAAGTTTAGCAGTACGAACACGGCAGCTGTTGCAAGCTTGACATTAAACGTTAACGGTACCGGAGCCAAAGCTATTAAGCGGTACGGCACCACAAATATGGCGGCTACCGGAAATCTCACAGGCGGAATGGTTTGCCAGTTCGTTTATGACGGCACCAACTGGCTGTGGGTCGGCCATGTAAATACGGATACAACATATAGCAATGCTAGTCTTGGCCAGGGGTATGGCATATGTGACACAGCTGATGGCACAACTGCTAAAGTTGTTAGCCTTAGTGGTTACGCGTTAGTCACCGGCGGAATAGTGGCGGTGAAGTTTAATCAGTATTTAAAATCAGGAATTTATACATTAAATATTAACAGCAAAGGCGCCAAACCTGTAATTTACAAAGACGTAACAGCGACTTCGTCCTTTCCGGTTAAACTTCCGTATTACGAAAGTGTCTCGGTTGGCATTATTCATTATTTTATGTATAACGGAACCGGGTATGTATATCTCGGAACGGATCGCGGAGTAGAAGTGTCAAACGCAGATCTTGGACATTTTTATGGACGATCAACCACCGCTTCTACAACAAAAGCAAAAGATGTTACGATCGTTTCGGATTATGGCGATTTTGATTTGAAGTATGGTGCTTTTCTGCATGTATATTTTTCAGAGGGTATTGGAAAACCATACACAATAACCATCACCGGTTTGACAGATCCGATAGTGATAAAATATGAAGACGTTGCGGCAACTTCTGGTGGTGTACATTTACCGTGTTCTGGCGTTCCTTATGTCACTCATACCTTCTTTTATGATGGCGAATACTTTATTTACGTGGGTTGTGATCATGAAACTGAATACTCTGCGGCTACAACCTCCTCAATTGGCCTTATGTCGGCCAACGATAAGAAAAAAGTAACTAACATGAATTGCTTCTTCAATTCGACAACCACTGGCGGAAAAATAAACTATTCTTTAGAGATCGTAAATGGTAGAGGCGAGGTAGACGAAGCCAGTAAGACGTATTTTTACAGCAGGAATGATATTGATGGCATGAAAGGCGCTGCTAATGGCCTATGCCCACTAGATTCGTCATCAAAAATCGATTCTGCATACTTACCTTCCTACGTCGATGACATTATCGAAGCTTATGCCAGGTCAGGTCAGACGGCTTTGTCCCAAAACTGGCTTGCAACGGGCTCTGCTTCTGGCACAGTTATTGCTCCTGAAGCAGGCAAGATCTATGTGCTGATGGCTGATAGCGGAAGTTATTCTGCTAATTCTCAGTTCAGGTGGTCCGGTACGGCTTACGTAAAGTTGAACGACGGCGGAGTATCTGAGATTACCAATTCAGAAATCGACACGATCGTGGCGTCGTAAAGGATGTGTGTGAATGGCTAAGAGTTATCTTGATAAAAACGGATTGTCTCACTTTTGGGGCAAGATCAAGAGCATATTAGGTGTTCCGGAAGCTCCATATACTGAAGTAGAATGGGTAGAATCCTGCGGCAAACAATTTGTCTATCTTGATTGGAAACCACCAGTAAATACTTGGGGGTTCTCTGCAGATTTCATTATAAGAAACGCTTTTTCAACCACTGCCGGAACATGGGAAGCTTCCAAAAATGCGAATGGCTATGGAACTATTTTCGGCACAAGAAATTCATCAGGCGTTAACGACTTGGAGCTAGGGTCGTACGGTTCGACTGGTACGCTTAGAATAGGAAATGGTACCGGTATAGCCACCGGAATGAAGACCGATAAGTCTCGCCAACAGATAAGTCTTATTGGTACAACGGTCACTAAAGCCAACGGTTCAACCGCAACCGTTACGAGGCAGAGCGAAACATCAGGAAAGCCCTATGCGAACATGTGCGTATTCTGCATGCATGAAGGCTTAAGAAGATCAGGAATTGGAAGCCTTGTTTATCCTGGAACTGTTCGAATCTATTCTCTCAAATTCTATGAGGGAAGCACTGTAAAAGTCGATCTTGTCGGAGCGATTCGTAAATCTGACGGGGTTCCTGGGCTTTATGACAAAATCGCAAATCATTTTTATCCGTCATTTGGGCTGACTTATGGTGACACCGTTGGAGACCTAGGCGGCAAAGATACAATTCTTAGATCTGCCGAAAAGAAAGCATTGAAGCTCCATATAGATAACGGGCCCACAAGCACTCGAATGTGGAGAGGTGAACTGACAGAGCTTGCTGATCTTGAAGACGGTCAGGTAATAGACACGACATTCACATATGCTGTCGGAAACTCTGTTCAGACTACAGAACTTGCCGGTTGGGACGACACGACCAACAATAGTCAGGTATATTTGAAGCTGACCTTAGCGAATAATAAAGTAACGGATTGGATTCCTGTTTATTACAGCAACACGTCAAGACTCACAACTCAATACGGATCTACGATACCACTTCGACTCACATATAGAGAGAACCTTATGTATCAGGCAACTGAGACATCTGGAGGAAGCAGCATCATGCGAGGATTCTTTTGCGATCCGTCAATAAACACTAATACTGTTTATGGCTATGGCGGATCAATTATTGCCGGTCCTGCCAAATTGTTCTCCGGTGCTCTCGCAATGCAGATAGACGACACGCATTGGGAAAGCGTTGTGTTAAGCAGTTCAACTGGAACCAGCAAGTCCAAGAATGCAAACGGTTTTCTATTGACGTCTCCGATCTTGTACAACTCTCAAAATGTAAATGCTGGAGCAGCGAGTAGTTACAGCTACCAGATGGTGGTTATAAATTACTTTGACGTTAGATACTCTTTTAATGTCACATCGTCTTGGTCCGACGCAGGTAGACCTGTGTTTTTAGTTGGAACCATCAGCGGTAACTACTTCTTTTTGAAGGATTCTCAGTGGTGGGCAGATGCTTTTCCTACCACAAACGACGGGTATTACTACTGGTATGTCGGTCAGATGATTAATAAGTATCAGGCGACCCTCTATCCGGAGCATCCTATATACTATTATGACAACGGATTAAAAGTTTATGATAGGTACAAAGTAGGTGGCTCAGGAGGCGGAGGAACAGCGTACGTAGGTGATTTTCCGATCGGCGTTACAGACAACACTATCTCTCATGCCGAGAGCGGTGTCGTTGACGGATCTTATGGACCCAGTGCCGATCAAACGCCAGGATTCGGCTCGACGTTCCCTGTACCATATGCGACAGTTGACACTAAAGGCCATGTGACAGCAATGACCAGTCATACTGTCAAGATCCCTAATACAGCTGCAACAACTTCCGCAGCTGGACTGATGTCTTCAGCAGACAAAACAAAAATGAACGCAATCGGCGATGTTGAGGGAGCCGTTAACGGCGCAACTTCGATCGCCAATAAATCAGTACCGGGAGATAGTACAGTTACAAACCTTGGCTCATTTACTTTGCCCGCCGGATTGTGGATAGTTAGAGTGCATGTCCGATGGAATTCAAACGCTGACGGTAACCGCACTATTAATATTTCCTCAACTTCAGGTGGTGATGCGTTGTCTGTGTGGAACACTATGAAGGTACCGGCGTCGCCGACTAGTTATACGCATATATCGCTCGTTACGTTTCTAGAGCAAGATACGTCAAAAACTTATTATGTTAATGCTCAGCAAAACAGCGGAAAAGCTATAACAGTTGCAGTACGATGGGGAGCAATAAGAATTGCTTAAGGAGGATTCAAAATGGGATACGAACCTACTAATTGGAAAACTGGTGATGTAATTACGGCTGAAAAGCTGAATAAGATCGAGAACGGCATCGGGTCTGGCGGTGGTGGAGCGTCTGAAATGGTTTTCAAAACTGACGTTAGCTTTTCCAACGGATCTACAGTAGCTTGTAACTATACCGTAGCCCAAGTTACAAGCATGCAAATCGACGCTCTTCCGATTTGTAAACTTGTGCTCGGCACTTCTAACGTGTATTACGGCTTATGGGTTCAAACAGACGTCGACATGGGCGGATTTAGTTGCACAGTAATGTTCCAGGCTTCAAATGACTTAAGGTATGTGGTTAGTGGCAGTACGAGTAGAGGTGAATGGACCATCAGAAAGCTCAATGCCTAACGAGGAGGGACCTAAATCATGAGTTACGAACCTACTAATTGGAAAACCGGTGATGTCATTACAGCCGAGAAGCTCAATAAGCTTGAGGACGGAGTAGCTTCTGGTGGAAGCGGTGGTGGATCGTCCTCCGAAGGCCCATATAAAATTTGCTTTAAGTGTCAGTGTCACTCTCGCCCTGCCGGAAGCGGTGACTATACCACTGATTATGAGCTTGTTTCTGCCGAACTATCTGCGCAGGATTTTAAGACAGCGGTTTTTAATGGAAAGCATCCTTTGCTAGTTGTCGAACTTAGAACAGAGCATGTGTACGATGATACTGGAGAACCAACAGGTCAGCCAGACAATATCATATTGTACAGATGCACGGATTACGCCACTACTAGCTTAGGAACATATATGATGTTATTTTATAACGAATTTGACAATGGCCCAGAAAAATACCTGCTTTCTATACCTGTGAACGACGAGCCAACTTATGTTATGGAGCTCCTTTATGCCTCTTGCCGATTTAATGTTCCGCGGAAATCCGATGGAACATATCCTGAGAATGTATCAGGGTCACTGCGCCCACGTGATATATTGAAAGAAACTCAAAGAAAATTTATTGACGGAGAATTTGACTTTTCGGTAGTCATTGACAACAGGATGGGCTCTAGCGTTAATGCGTTTAAGAGACTTAGGGTTGAGCACGCTGAATGGTATTACACCAGTGAGGACCAGGGCGGTATGGTACTAACTGTTTATTTCGATTCGTTTTCAATTATAGGACGTTATGACAGCGATACTTGGAGTATTAGTATTAGATCGCAAGAGTAAATAGGAGGGCTAATACATGCCGTCTCTTTTAGATAGGCTTGTTCACGGATGGAACGCATTCATGAACAAGGACCCGACGAGACCTACCATAGACTATGGCGAAATCTCGTATTATCGACCAGACAGAGTGCGGTTCTCACGCGGAAATGAACGGTCCATTGCTACGGCTGTATACAACCGAATTGCCATGGATGTGGCAGCGTTAGACGTATTCCACATTCGTCTGGACGATAATGGAAGATTTCTTGAAACGATCGACTCCGGGTTAAATAACTGCCTCACGTTAGAGGCCAACATCGATCAGACCGGAAGAGCGTTCATACAGGACGTTGTTATGTCCATGCTCGATGAGGGTTGTGTGGCAATCGTTCCAACGGACACAACTTTCAATCCGGAAGTTACTGGGGCTTATGACATTTTAACGATGCGAACTGGCAGAATTACAGAGTGGAGGCCAGAGCATGTAAGAGTCCAGTTATACAACGAGCACACCGGAAGGAAAGAGGAAATCCTTATTCCAAAGAAGATGTGCGCAATCATTGAGAACCCGCTTTACGCAGTAATCAATGAACCTAACTCCACTATGCAACGTCTTATCAGGAAGCTGGCATTGCTCGATATGACCGACGAACAGAACTCGTCCGGTAAACTCGACATGATCATCCAGCTTCCTTATGTTATTAAGACGGAAGCGAGACGTCAACAGGCGGAAGAACGCCGTAAAGACATAGAAATGCAGCTTAAGGGTTCGAAGTATGGCATCGCTTATACAGACGGTACCGAGAGAATCACACAGTTGAATCGTCCTGTCGAAAACAACCTGATGAGCCAGATTGAATACTTAACGAGTATGCTTTATAGCCAGCTGGGGATCACTCAGGCGATTTTGGATGGAACGGCAGACGAACAGACTATGCTGAACTACAACAACCGAACCATTGAGCCTATCATTTCAGCTATCGTTGACGAAATGAGACGAAAGTTTCTGACTAAGAAAGCTCGGTCGACTCGACAGTCCATCGATTTCTTCAGGGATCCGTTCAAGCTTGTTCCGGTTAACAACATTGCCGAGATTGCGGATAAGTTTACACGAAACGAAATCATGACATCTAACGAAATTCGTCAGATCGTCGGCATGACCCCGTCCAAGGATCCTAAGGCTGATGAGCTTCGTAACAAGAACCTCTCACAGTCAAAAGAAGACATCGCCGCCCAGCAAAAGAATCTGGAAAAAGATGGCGAGCCAAATGAGCAAACTCTTATCGAGGAGGAAAATTCAAAATGAGAGATTACGATTTCTCAGGCTGGGCTACCCGATATGGCGTTCGCTGTGCAGATGGCAGAACCATCATGCGCGGAGCTTTTAGTGAATGCGACGGGAAGACGGTTCCGTTAGTTTGGAACCACCAGCATAATGATCCGGAGAATGTTCTGGGTCATTGCCTTCTGGAAGACAAGCCCGAAGGCATGTATGCTTATATTTACATGAACGACACAGATCGAGGCAGACATCAGAAAACCGCAGTCGAGCATAAAGATATTACGTCTCTTTCGATCTATGCCAATCAGCTCCAGCAGCATGATGGAGGAGTAGTGTCCCACGGCATTATTCGAGAAGTGAGCCTTGTTCTGGCTGGCGCAAATCCTGAGGCTTTCATCGACTCGGTTATTAAGCATGGCGAAGAGGTCGATGATGAGGCTATCATCTATTCGGGGGAACAGAGTTTTATTGCTCATGCCAATGAAGATGAAAAGAAACCTGAAGAGGAGAAAAAAGAAGTGGCTGAAGAAAAGAAGGATCAGACCATCGGCGAGATTTTCGACACACTTAACGAGGAGCAGAAGAACGCCGTGTATGCAATGATCGGAATGGCTATGGAAGATGCCGATTCCGATGACGATGATGACGATGAAGGAGAAGAAAACATGAAGCACAACGTTTTTGAAGGCGATTACGACGATCGCAATTACCTTTCCCATTCCGACGAAGAAGCTATTCTGAGCATGGCCAAGAGCTCTCAGGTTGGCTCTTTCCAGACCGCTCTGCAGATCTTCGCAGATGACAATGCCCTGCAGCACGACGCTATTGCCAGTGGTTTTGTACAGCCGCCGGCATCCGGTAACGTCACTACGTTGTTCCCCGAGTACAAGGAAGTTCGTCCGGGCGCCCCGGAGCTCATCACTAACGAGCAGGGCTGGATTGACACCGTTATGCGTAAGGTTCACAAGAGCCCGATCAGCCGTATTCGTACGAGCCATGTCGACATTCGTAACATCGACGAGCTGCGTGCCAGAGGTTACCAGAAGGGCAAGCAGAAGACCCAGACTGGCAACTTCTCTCTGGTCCGTCGTACGACCGACCCGCAGACCGTTTACGTGAAGAACGCTCTGCATCGTGACGACATCGTCGACATCACCGATTTCGATTATGTACAGTACCTGTACAACATCGATAAGATGATGCTGAACGAGGAACTGGCCACCGCTATCATGGTTGGTGACGGCCGTGAAGATGGTTCTCCTGACAAGATTGACCCGAACCACATCCGTCCTATCTGGCTGGATGACGAGCTGTACACCAAGCACGTTCTGATGGAAAATGTCGAAGAGCTTCAGGGTACTCAGACCAACAGCTTCTTCGGTGAGAACTACAAGACTGCTGAAGGTATGATTCAGACCTGCCTGTACGCTCGTGAGAAGAACTTCAAGGGTACTGGCACTCCCGATATGTATATCGCTCCGCATATGCTGAACGTTATGCTGCTGGCTCGTGACCGCAATGGTCGTCGTATCTTCAACTCCAAGGCCGAACTGGCTTCTGCCCTGAACGTTGGCGAAATCTATACCGTTGAGAAGTTCGAAGACCTGCCTGCTCGTTCTGCTCGTACCGGTGAGACTGGCGACCGCAAGCTGCTTGCCATGATCGTCAACCTGGCTGACTATTCCCTGGGTGCCACCAAGGGTGGAGAAGTTACTCACTTCACTCAGTTCGATATCGATTTCAACCAGGAGAAGAGCCTGATTGAGACTCGTGTATCCGGCGCTCTGACTCGTGTATATTCTGCTATCTGCATCGAGGAAGTAGCTCCGGCTACTGCTGGAAGCGCTACTGCTGGCGACGACGTAGCAGGCTGATCGAGGCATAAACCATGGCAAAGTTTCATGGAACAATAGGTTACGAAGAAGCCGAAGAGATTCGCCAAGGAGTCTTTAAGCCCAAAGTTATCGAGCGCGAGGCCTTTGGCGATATTTTGCGTAATTACAGAAGACTTGACGGTGGACTCGGAACGAACGATGACGTAAATCTTTCCAGTCAGTTCAGTATAGTTGCTGATCCCTATGCAATGGAACACTACTTTGCCATCAGGTATGTTAAGTGGAACGGAGGCTGCTGGAAAGTCACTGGTGTGGACGTTCAGTGGCCTCGCCTTATATTAACAGTAGGAGGTCTTTACAATGGAGAGACGCCTGGAGCTTGATGATATTTTTAGAGAGGTCTTAGGGTCTTCAAATGTATACTTCGAACCTCCGGAGAATTTAAAACTTAAGTATGACTGTATAGTCTACGAACGTGATTTACCCGCAACTTTTGATGCGGATAATCAATTATATTTCAAAAGAAAAGCCTATTCTGTGACCGCAATTTACAGAGATCCGGATTGTGATCTCCCAGACAAACTGTTAGAGTTACCACTTTGCGTCTGGGATAGGAGTTTCACAAGTGACAATCTGCATCATGCAGTGTTCACGATCTACTATTAAGGAGGACATAACTATGCCTAAACTCAAATGGGATGAAATTGGAGCTCGCAAGTATGAGACTGGTGTATCACAGGGTGTTCTGTATGTTCAGAACGGCGACGGTACTTATAAGAATGGTGTTGTTTGGAATGGTCTGACCGGTGTAACCGAGTCTCCGTCCGGAGCAGACCCTACTGATTTCTGGGCCGACAATATTAAGTATGCCTCTGTTCGTGCTGCCGAGACTTTCGGTGCTACGATCGAAGCTTACACCTATCCGGATGAATTCGAAGAGTGTGACGGCTCTGCTACACTTGGCACCTACGATGGTATTAAGATCGGCCAGCAGGGCCGTACGCCTTTCGCCTTGTGCTATCGTACCGAGATCGGTAACGACTCGAACCCGAATGCCGGCCATCTTATTCACATCATCTACGGTGCAACCGCGTCTCCGTCCGAGCGTGCATATGCTACCATTAACGATTCCCCGGATGCGATCACCTTCTCCTGGGAACTGAATACTACCCCGATCCCTGTTGCCAACTATAAGCCGACTGCTCAGCTGACTATTGATTCCACGAAGGTCACTTCCGCACAGCTTACCGCTATCGAGAATAAGCTGTACGGTACCGATGGTGAAGGTCAGGAGACTGGTACTGAGCCTACTCTGCTGACTCCTTCTGGTCTCATTACTTTGCTGTCCACCATCAGCTGATCCATTATTTGTTTAATTTAAGACGATACCTTGCTTTGTCTAATGGGCCGTATTCAGTTTGGCTGGCGGCCCAAACTTTTTAGAAAGGAATTAAGACATGTATAAGAAAACAATGACCTATGTTGACTTCGACGGAAACGAGAGAACCGAAGACTTCTATTTCAATCTCACTAAAGCTGAGATTATGGAGATGGAGATGGGAACTACTGGAGGACTCTCTGCTATGATTCAGAAAATTGTTGCAGAGCAGGATCAGCCGAAGATCATTGAGATGTTCAAGAGCCTGATTCTTAAGGCATATGGTGTAAAGAGTCCCGACGGTAAAAAGTTTATGAAGAAGGTCAACGGCGTTCCGCTGGCAGAAGAGTTCGAGCAGACCGAAGCATACTCCGATCTGTTTATGCTTTTGGCGACGGATGCGGATGCCGCTGCAGATTTCGTCAACAACATTGTTCCGAAAACCGACGAAAAAGTTCTTCCGGCTCCCGCTATCTCTCCTGTTGAATAAGGGGTGAGCCAAATGCCATTAAAGATTACCATACCTAAAATGGAGCTTTTTGACGAATCTACGATGGAGTTTATAGACGTAAAGTCTACGGACCTCGTATTAGAGCACAGTCTTGTCTCGATTTCAAAATGGGAGTCTAAATGGTGCAAGCCCTTTCTATCTGATAACGAAAAAACAGTGGAGGAGTTGCGTGATTACGTCAGATGCATGACGTTGTCACAGAACATCGATCCAAATATATACAATTTCTTAACCGACAAGAACATGAAAGCCGTGAACGACTATATAGACTCAAAAATGTCTGCTACGACTTTCAGTGAAAACCAATCGACCGGTAGGAATAGAGAAAAGATCACAAGCGAGCTTATATACTATTGGATGGTTGCTTATGGAATACCTTTTGAATGCCAGAAATGGCATCTTAACAGATTGCTTAATCTTATTCGAATCTGCGGAATAAAGAACGGTGATCAGAAGAAGATGTCAAAGGGTGATATTTATAGGCAGAATAAAGCACTGAATGCCGCAAGGAGAAACAAGCATCATACTAGGGGATGAGGCAAAATGATTAAGTTCAAACAAAAGGGCGATTTCTCTAAATTTATGAAGTTCACAGAAAAGATACTGAACGTTGTCCATCTTGGAGGCCTCGATAAATACGGCCGTCAAGGAGTAGAGGCTCTTTCCAGGGCAACCCCTTTTGACACTGGTCTGACTGCCAGCTCTTGGTACTATAAGATTCAGCATACAAACGATAGAGCTTCGATCAGTTTTTACAATTCAAATGTGAATAACGGTGTCCCCATTGCAATAATACTGCAGTACGGACACGGAACCAGAAATGGAGGCTGGGTGCAGGGAAGAGATTACATCAATCCTGCTATCCAGCCTATTTTTGACAAAATTGCGGAAGACGCGTGGAAGGAGATACTTAAGTCGTGAGCAGGGAAGTTGATCAGCGCGTCGTAGAGATGCAGTTTGACAACTCTAAATTTGAAAAGAATGTTCAAACTAGCGTCGACACAATTAACAAATTAAAACAATCATTAAATCTTCAAAAGAGCGCAGATGAGGCTAACAAATCGATTTCTAAAGTCGAAAAAAGCATGTCCAATATGGCTAATTTCTCATTTGACGCTCTTATGAACAGTGTTTCGGCTATCGAAAGACGTTTTTCAGCATTTGGTATAGTCGGAATGCGGGTTCTTCAGAATCTTACAGATTCTGCAATGAAATTCGTAAACAAAGGTTTGAGCTTCATCTATCAGGGCATTGTCGGCGGTGGTGTCCGAAGAGCCACTAATATTGAGAATGCTCACTTCCAGCTTCAAGGTCTGCTGAAAGATGAAGAGAAAGTTCAAGCAGTTATGGACGATGCGATGTGGTCTGTTGATGGTACCGCATACGCATACGATGAAGCTGCTAAAGCCGCGTCCATGTTCGCAGCATCAGGTCTTAAGGCTGGAGATCAGATGAAGACGGCTTTAAGAGCCATCACCGGAGTTGCTGCGACTACAAACAGCGATTATGAAGGCATTGCCAACATATTTACAACTGTTGCTGGTAATGGCCGAATTATGGGTGAACAGCTCTTGTCGTTGTCTACCAGAGGTCTTAATGCGGCCGCGACATTGTCCGAATTCTTCAATAAAGTAAACGAAGGTAGCATCGATGCCAGTGACAATGTTGAAGCGCTGATTAAAGAAATCACAGGCGGAGCAAAGGTCGGAGAGGCTGATATTCGTGGTTTCGTTAGCGACGGTGTCGTATCTTTTGACATTTTTGCCGAGGCAATGGATACTACGTTTGGCGAGCACGCTAAAAAAGCTAACGAAACTTTTAATGGTGCTCTTTCAAACGTAAAAGCAGCGCTTGCACGAATTGGTGCCGAATTCGTTTCGCCTCTTATTGTACAGAATGGACCGTTTGTAAGACTGTTCAACGCTCTTCGTGTTCGTACCAACGAAATAAAGGCCAATATTGGACCGTTGGCAACATTCTTTACTGAAAATGTTGCAAAGATCATCAATTCTTTATCCGAGTTCATCGAGAATGTAGACTTAACGAAGCCGATCGAATCTTTCTACAATGTGTTCGATAGCATCAGGAACATTGCAGGTCTTCTTAAGAAAGCTCTTTCTCCTATAGGTCGGGCTTTTGGTGATATTTTTGATAGACTCAAACCTGACGACGTACTTGGGTTTACTGAAGCGGTTAAGAACTTTACATCTCAGCTTACGATAAGTGAAAAAACACTCAACAACGTGCGCAGAACATTTAGAGGGGTATTCGCTGTTGTTGATATTTTGAAAATCGCTTTCAAAGAGGCTGCGACTTGGATAGTGGGTCTTATCAGGCCCCTTCTTCCTGCTACTTCTAAATTCTGGGAATTCACTGGAAGTATTGGTGATTTTTTAGTAAAAGTAGACGAGTCAGCTAAGAAGACTGGAGTACTGAGAAAGGTACTTGAAAAACTCACAACATATATTGAAAAAGCCGTTCATGGTATTCGAGTAGCTATTGAATGGTTAAAAGAATCGTTCCAGAAGTTCAATTCTTTTCCTTGGGTGAAGGCACTTGGTCAGGCGTTGAAAAACGTATGGAATAGAGTTAAACAATTAGTCGGTGCTTTCTCCGGCTTTTTCGACTTTGTAAAATGGGGATTTACAACTATAGCGAAAACTATAGATACTAGTCGCCTTTTAGAAATTGTTAAAACTGTCGCTGGGGGGATTCGTAAAGTCGTATCGGCCGTTTCGTCATTTGTTGGCAAGTCTTTATCTGGGATATTTGAAAAACTCGGACAGGGCGATTTTAAAGGGGCATTAGATACACTTAATGCTTTTGTTTCTGCTTTAATGTCGATGCGCTTTATGTCTTTTGTCAACAACATTGACTGGGCCACGTTCAGATTATCCTATTTCGGGACAACCACAAGAAAGATTCTATATAATGCGAAATGGGATCTTATAAACTTCGGCAAGCAGATACAAGCGCAAGCTTTGCTTAAAATAGCCGGTGCAATATTCGTTCTTGCATCTGCTATGGCTATTATGAGCACTATAGATGCTGAAAAACTAGCACAAACAGTAGGTGTCACCACCGTTTTGTTAAGCGAGTTAGTCGGTATTCTTAAAATGTTCGATACATTCGATGTCGGAAAGAGCCCATTAATGACCCTGGCAAAAGGCGAAATGCTAAGTCTTCTTGGAACAGCTCTCCGGAAATTTGCTACGTCTTTGCTGATATTAGCATTCGCTATGAAGCTAATTGCCGATATGGAGTGGGAAGAGATAGCGAAAGGCCTTGTAGGCGTTGCCGGGTTGGCTATCATTCTTACCGGCGTAATGTTCGCGATGTCGAAGATGGGGAGAAAAGCTAAAAAGAGCGCCGGAGGATTGATTATGCTCGCGATCGCTCTTAGAATTCTTGTCCCAGTTTGCAAAGAACTTGCTGAGCTTAGTTGGCAGCAAATCGGAAAAGCTCTTTCCGCCATAGGAGGACTTCTTACAGAGCTTGCATTGTTCTCCAGATTCGCAAAGCAGTCAAAGAGATCAGCCGTAGGCTTACTAATTGTTGTGGCATCGTTGAGAATGCTTATACCGGTAATCCAGTATTTTGCAGATATGCCGATACCGAATGTGAAGAATAGTCTTTCCATGCTTGCTATTCTCCTTTCAGAACTTTCAGCATTTATGGCCGTGTCCGCGGCAACAAAAGGAAGAGGAGCAGTAAAGACAGGCGTAGGACTTATATTGTTGGCAAGCTCTTTAGGAATAGTCACCGCCGTAATAGGTAAAATGGCTAAAATAGGCTGGGGTGGGGTTAAACAGGGCCTTTCCATGACAGCAATCGCCCTTGCTGAATTTGCCGCTGGGCTTAATGCCATGAAAGGAACTCTGCGGGCATCCGTCGCTCTGACTATTGCGACTGTTGCTCTTGGCGGACTTGTTGCTATATTGAAAGCTTTGGCAACAATGAGTCTGACAGAGGTATTCACAGGTCTTATAGCAATAGCAGGATTGTTCACGACTCTGGGAATCGCAGCTTACGCGCTAAAACCAGTATCCGGAACTCTGCTTGTACTGTCCGGCACACTGATTGTATTTGGAGCAGGATTGACTCTGGTCGGCGTTGGGCTGGTAGCGATCGGTGCGGGACTTACATCAATAAGTGTTGGATTGGCCGCGTTCGCTGGACAACTAGTGGCAACCGCTGCAGCGATTCCTCAAATAATCAAGATCATATTTAAGTCTATAGTTGGGGCATTTATAGTAGTGCTTAAGCAGATTAAAGATATTGCTATAGCGCTTCTGGACATCATAATCGATCTTGCACCTAAAATCGCAGAAACAGTCGTAACAGTCGTAAAAGCTATTGGCGATGTTCTGCTCACAACAGTTCCAGAATTGGCAGGCGTTATATTTGGAGTAATCGATGGCCTTTTAGAAGAAGCTAATAAGTATGTCGGTCCTATAGTCGATAAAATCTGTGTACTGCTGATTACGGTCATGGATACTTTGAAATCCAGAATTCCTGAACTCGTGACATCTGCTATGGGACTTCTCGGTGCATTCGGACAGGCGTTCTCTAACGCTGTAAGCAGCATAGGACCTGGAGCAATAGTTTCGTTCTTTGCATCGCTTCTTTATCTTTCTGCTATATTTAAAATGCTTGCCGGAATGAAAAAGGATGCTGTTAAGTCACTCGCTACGATCGGAGTAATGCTCGTTCTATTAGCAGGTGTTGGCGGAGTATTATATTTACTTAAGGATATGGATGGTCTTAACACTATCCTGACTGTTACCGCCATAAGCGAGGCTATGCTTGCCTTGGCAGGCGTAATAGCTATACTTCAAGGCGTTCCTGTTAAAGGAGCACTTACTGCCGTTGCCGATCTTGATATCATGGTGGCTAACCTTGCGCTAGTACTTACTGCGCTTGGTGCTATATACGAGATTCCGCATGTCAAAGAGTTCGTGAACAGCGGCATTGAGTTTCTTTCCGCTATTGGTGCTGCTATCGGTGGCTTTGTTGGTGGTATCGTAGGAGGAGTAGCAGAAGGGCTGTCTTACAGACTTCCTAGCATTGGCACAAATCTTTCAGCATTTGCAAACAATGCAAAAGACTTCTTCACCACGATGAAGTCTATGCACAGTACATCATTGTCTGCGGTGTCTGCTGTTGCTGATGCTATTCTTGCGCTGACGAAATCTGAGGTTCTGGACGGCGTGTCCAAATTGTTTGGTTCTGATCATTCTATCAAAGAATTCGGAGAGCAGTTGGTTGAATTTGCAGATCCATTCGTCGAGTTCTCGAACAAGATGGCTGACGTACAGGATTGGGACGTTGTTGAGAAGGCTGGTATGGCAGCAGAAAGCATTGCCAGATTTGCCAAGGGATTACCGCTTAAGGGTGGACTCTTAGGAAAAGTAATCGGAGAACGTGACAATCTTACAGCATTCGGTCAGATGCTTATCGACTTTGGTCCGAACCTTGTCGAATATGCGAATATTGTGGCTGATCTAGATGCGGACGCAGTCGAGAGTTCTGCGAATGCGGCAACCATGTTGTCTGATTTAGCAGGGTCTTTGACTAAACACGGTGGCTGGTTACAGAAGGTAACTGGTGAAACAACCTCTCTTGCCGATTTCGGAAAAGACCTTCATAAGTTCGCTCCTTATCTTGTTCTTTACGCCAAAATCGTAAAAGACATTACGAAAGAACAGGTTGAAGGATCGGCAAATGCTGCTGCAATCCTTATCGATCTGTCTAAAGACACCGTAAAAACAGGTGGTGTCATACAGTGGTTTAAAGGCGAAAATCAATCTCTCTCTGAATTCGGCGAGCAACTTGTAGAATTTGGAAGAGGTCTTGCCGACTACGCCGATACGATCAAAGATGTTAAGCCCTACCATGTCAAGAAGTCTGCTGAGGGTGTTGAAGCACTTATTGGTTTGGCTGTCGCATTCTCCGAGGCCAACACCGGAGTGCTTGATCTGGGCGACTTTGGCTCTAAGCTTGAAGTTCTTGGTTCTTATTATGCGTCGTTCTATGGATACATAAACAGAACCATTCCGGAGAAGGTTAATGACATGGTCACTCTCCTCGAGAGTCTGGCCACAGTTGCGAGTAGTCAAAATGGGGGGAATTTAGAGAAGCTGGCTTCTGCTCTTGCAGATCTCAGCACCGTAACGCTTGACTCTTTCATCGAATCCTTTACCGGAGCAACCGAACAACTTGAACAGATTGGCGGTGATATTACCACATCTCTGGTTCGAGGCTTAGCTACGGCAGCTATTAATCCTTTAACCGAAGAAGTAATCGACAATGCAGGCAAATACGTTCTTGATACGTTCACTAACGGTCTTGTCTTCGACGATGCTGATATTACTTCCGTCGCTTTTGGAATCATAGTAGCTCTCGATAAAGAGCTAAAAGATCAGGGAGACATTATGGAATCGGCGGCTGCTGGAGTCATCAAAGACTTTACAGACGCGCTTGTAAAAGGCATCGAAGAAGTAAAGAAAGCCGGAATACAGATTGCGACGGCTCTTAAAGAGAACCTTGATACTTTTGGGGAAGACTTCGAGCAGGTTGGTGCCGATCTCGTTGAAGATATTTGTATCGGCATTCTCAAGAATAAGGATAAAGCTAACGAAGCCGGAGCAGAGCTTTTAACATTTGGCGAAAACGTGACTGAGTACGCCAAAATGATTGACTCTGTTAACTCTGACAACGTTATCGATTCTGGAAAAGGTATTCAGGCGTTACTAGGCCTTGCTATGGCTTTCTCTGAAGCCAACACCGGAGGGATAATGGACCTCGGCGACTTTGGAGAGAAGATCAAGATCCTCGGCGGTTACTATTCTTCGTTCTACCAGAGCGTAAGTGGCACAACAGCTGATGTCATCACTGAAGCTATCGGAGTTCTTGAGAAATTAGCAGGTGTCGCCAGCAGTACAGACGCGACGAGTTTCGAAACATTCGCGACAGCTCTAAGCAGCCTCAGCGAATTATCGTTTGACACTTTCAAGACTTCGTTCGATGGCGTTTCTGAAGAGATTAAAGGCATTGGAGAAAGCCTTGTAACTTCTTTAATTGAGGGTATAACCACTGCCGCCAGTAACACTATTTCTTCGTCTTTGATTAGCGGATCTGGTAAATCTCTTGCTCAAGATTTCGTAACGAGCATATTGCCTCAGGATTCTGACGTTACTTCAACCGCGTTCGGTATCATTCTGGCACTCTCAAGAAAGCTTAAATCCAACAAATCTTTGATGGAATCGGCAGCCAGGGATGTTATGAATGCCTTTGATAGTGAAGTTCTTGAAGAAGTTAAAGGAGAGCACGCATTCGACGGTGTGACGAGCGGACTGACCGATCTCGGAAAAGGTATGGTCGATGCTATCAGTTCTGGCATTGCAAACGAAGCGCTCAATTCTTTGACTGTTTCGCTTCTTAAAGACGCAGCAAAGGTCCTTATCGGTGCATTTATAGAAGGGCTTGATCCGGATGATACAGAGCTTACAGCTCACGCTTTCGGCGTAGTACTAAAGTTTGAAAGAAAACTTAAAGTAAACGATTCCCTTATGACTTCTGCCGCCACTTATATTATGAACAGCTTTACTGCCGGAATTGATGACCACGCAATAGATGTCGTGAGCAAAGCCGGTTCAATCATGAGCGTGTTCACCAATAAATTGTCGAGTTATTCAGACGACATGTGGAGCGTCGGCAGTGATATCGTGAACGGTTTATGCAAGGGTATGCGAGACAATTCTTATAAGGTCAGAGCACAAGCAGAAGCACTAGGCGAAACGGCCAAAAACGCAACCAAGAAAGCTGTTGACTCACATTCACCTTCTAAAGAATTTGCCAAGATTGGTCTTTACTGCGTACAGGGTTTTGTAAAAGGCATCGTCGACAATACTAAGATGCTTGATAAGGTTGTAACAAAGACTTTCGGTAACCGGCTCATCGCAATTGCCAAGGCTCAGGTCACGACTTTTGCTAAAGTTTACAAATCTAATGGCGTGAAGAACACTGCAAATGCAGCACAGAAATCTATTCGTGCGCTTGGTACTGAGTTGTATCATCAGTCCGATGCTTACAAAGAAACCAAACAGCAGCTTAAGGACTACAATAAGGAACTTAAGAAGCTCAATAAAGAACAGGCCGAGCTCAAGAAAAAGGGCAAATCAACCAAAGATATCGCTAAGAAGATAAAGGAAGTTAATAAGAATATTACTGATGCGCAAAAGCAGGCGGCCAAAGACTCCATGCAGGTCTTTAACGATTATTATAACGGTATAAGAGACCAGGCTAAAGAGTTTGTTGATATTTTCTCATCGAACATCGATTCTCAGATCGACTTGTTCCAGAAGTTTGAGAAGGGCGAACGAATGACCTCCAAGAACATTATCCGGAACATGAAGAGCCAGATCGATGGCGTAACCGAATGGAAGAATAACCTGACTAAGCTTGGTAAGATGGGCATTGCTGACGGACTTCTTAAGAAACTTGAAGAAATGGGACCGTCTGGCTCTTCATATATTAAGGCGTTTCTCAAGATGACGAGCGCCCAGATTAAAGAAGCAAACAGTCTGTTCCAGAAAGAGCAGCAAATAGCCAATACCAATCTCTTGAATGACATGAAGTCCAAACTTACAGATGTTAAGAACTGGGCTGCTAATGTTTCTGCTCTTGCAGCTAAAGGTCTTAATCGGGGCATCCTGCAGAAGCTTATCGAGATGGGCCCTGACGGCTTTGAATATGTCAGCGCGTTCATGTCGATGTCTGCTAAGGAAATCAAGAACCTGAACAAGATCTATGCGAATACTCTTACTGTTCCTAAGACCGTAGCCAACGAGATCGTGTCTGCTTATGCCTATGCCGGTACTGATGCAGCTAAAGGATTTGCCAAAGGTCTTACCAAGGGCGAACCCAGTGCTATCAACGCGGCTGTCAAGCTTGCAAATAATGCTCTTGCAGCGGCAAAGAAACGGCTCGGTATCAAATCTCCTTCCAAAGAGTTTGCTAAGGTTGGTGACTTTGCAGGTCAGGGCTTCATTAATGCACTTTATAGCTACGCAGAACGCTCTTACGAGGCAGGTAGCACTATTGCTGATTCGGCAGAGTCCGGACTTAATGACGCGATTCAGAGAATCACTGATATTATTGCCGGAAATGTCGATGAACAGCCGACGATCACTCCGCAGCTCGACCTTACCAATGTGTATGACGGTATTGGAGAACTAGACGCCCTGTTCGGAGGCACAAACAGCATATTTGCTACAAACAGTGTCCGAAATGCAAGACTTGCTCAGACTGACATCTCTGGTTCTGGTCAGGACGCTCAGATGTCCGGTGCAGGCAATACCGTGTATAACTTTAATCAGTATAATTCGTCTCCGAAGGCGCTGAGCCGCCTTGATATTTATAGGCAGACTAAAAACCAGTTTGCCATGATGAAGGGTGTGGCAAATGCTTAAATCGGTTACCGTAATTAACTACAAAGGTGAAAAAACAGTCATTGAATTGGGGAATCCTGAGAAATCAGGGTTCCTCATCACTGAAATCACGGGCCTCGGTCCCGGCAAAGCGACCATCAACATGACTGAGATCAGTTCATACGATGGGGCAGTGTATAACTCTTCGAGATTACCAGCTAGGAATATTACTATCTCGTTCAGGTATCTGTGGGCAGAAACAATCGAAGATTCACGTCAAGCTTCATATGGTCTGTTTCCGCTAAGAAAGAAACTCAGACTGATATTTGAAGCTGACAATAGACTTGCAGCTATCGACGGAATAGTTGAAGCAAACGAACCGGTAATCTTCGATCAGGCGTCACACACTCAAGTTTCCATCATTTGCGAGGATCCGTACTTCTATTCGTATGAGAACGAGGGTCAGCAATCTATTAGATTCGAAACTGTAGAACCAACGTTCGAGTTTCCTGAAGGAGGAATAGAGTTTGGTTTGCCGACCAGCGAGAGCGGAATAGAGTTTGGTCAGGTCGACGAAACGCCTACTGCAGACATAGTTTACACAGGAGACACCGAGTCCGGTCTTGATATTTACATTAAGCTTAGCGATTCCGTTACGGGTCTTTGCTTATCAAAAACGTATTCTGACTCTTCTCCAGACGTCATAATGCTTAATGACTCGGCGATCGAGACCGCAACAGGAAACCCGCTTCAAAGTGGTGACGAACTGCACATCTGCACAAGAAAAGGTTCGAAAAGAGTTATTCTCACTAGAAACGAAGAAGAATACAACATAATGAATGCCCTGGGTCGTCATCCTACATGGTTTACGTTAACCCCTGGACAAAATACTTTTTTATATTCCGCAAACGGCGGAACTAGTGGCATTTCAGCAATAAGGTTCGATTATAGAATCTTATATGAGGGGGTTTGATACATGGCTATAACTTATGGCTTTTATAATTCAGTAAACGGGGATAGAAAGTACTCGGCAGAGCAGTTCACAGAGCTCATCAGTAGCATGATTACTGAGGGCGTATTCGAGAATATTGGCTTCCGATTTCGCGTTAGTGACTATGGAAACGCGACCATCAGCGTTGGTGAAGGGCGATGCTGGTTCAATGGGGTTTGGATCAAAAACGACAGTATCGAGCGTGTTGACCTCGAAACGTGGAACCCAAGTAATCCTGACGATAAAAGGATAGATTTGGTATGCTTGTACGTTGACAAAGAAAACAGAACAGCTGGAATCCGCGTCAAAGCCGGATATTCGTCGACCTCAACACCAGATAGGCCTATTACAACCGCTAACGAGCTTCCTATTGCAGAGTTGCATCGTGTTTATAACGCTGCGCGAGGCAGTGCGATTAATAAGATTGTTAATCTTGTCGGAACATCTGATTGCCCATACGTTACCGCTACACTTCCAATCAAAGATATTTCAAATGTTCTAAACGCGTGGGGCTCTGAATTTAAAGAATGGTGGGCAGCCGTTAAAGACGTTTATGCGTCAGAAGGCGGGGTTCCTGTTCCTGAGGTTAAAGTAATTGCAATAGCAGCTGCTCAGATCTCATCTAACTCCAATACAATTGTGGCTAACGTAAGTGTCCCAAAAGGTCTGTGGCATATTGACATAACTCTTCGCTTTGCAGAAACAGGATCCACCTTTGGAAAAGGACCCCGTTGGCTAAAACTCATAATGCCTCAGACACTTCACGATGGACTTAGCAGCACCGTTTTCTCTGATATAGAGCCCGGTTCTAATAGCGATTATCAGTCTACGTCTGCCACATACTTAAAAGTCCATGGCATACTGCGAAACAATAGTTCTTCGGAAAAAACAGTTAGCGTTCAAGTATACCAGAACAGTGGTCAAACTATGGTTCTTGACCAAGGCGGAGGAACCCTTACTAAACTTGCGCCGTCTTATACGCTAATCAGCTAATTGGAGGATGAAACAAATGGAACCAGCTTTACAAATTGCAATTACGATCGTTAGCTCCGTGCTAGCGTCCTCCGGTCTGTGGGCTTTTATCATGTACAAGCTCGAAGCAAGAGACGTTAAGACGCAGATGCTCAAAGGGTTGGCTCATGACAGAATCATGTTCTTGGGCACGGCCTACATTGAACGCGGATGGATCACGGTAGACGAATACGAGAATCTTCACGATTACCTTTATCTGCCATACCTCAAAATGAGGGGAAACGGATCGGCAGAAAAGGTCATGACTGAGGTAAAGAATCTACCTATTAAGAAGAGGTGAGCAAATGTTATCAAATAAAACGTATGATATTCTGAAAGAGATCGCACAGATCTGGGTGCCGGCTATCGCAACCTTGTATTTCACCCTTGCTGGCATTTGGGGATTCCCCTACGGAGAGCAGATTGTAGGGACTCTGGCAGCTATTGATGTATTCATGGGTGCGGTGCTCAAGATCAGTACAATTCAGTACAATAAGATTACGTTGCCAAAGGAAGGGGAGTAATCCTGTACTACTCCTACAGTTCCACAGGAACGGAAATCGCAGAATCCGCTGTTTAAGCTGGTGACAGAATCTTGTGCCTAATCTTTTATAGATTGCACAACTGATACCTCAAATCATAA